CCTGCATGGTCCCGGCAGAGGATTTCATCATCGATTACGGCTGTTCCGACCTTGAGAACTCCGAGCGCTACACGCATGTGATGCGCAAGTCTCCCAATCAGGTGAAGAAGCTTCAGCGCGCTGGCTTCTATAGCAAGGTCAAGCTGCCCAAGCCGTCCTACGAAACCCCACCTGAAGGCAAGGAGAAGGAAGACGAGATCACCGGCATCGAACCGACGCCGCAGATCGAGAGCCAGCACGTCCTCTACGAGGTCCACATCTACTACAATCTCCCCGGCGTGCTGTCCGATCCAGACGACGTGGCCGATCCCTACATCATCACCATCGACAAGCAGAGCCAGAAGGTGCTGTCGATCTACCGCAACTGGAACGAGGCCGACGACCAGCGCGTGGCCGAGCAGTACTTCGTGCATTTCCAATACATGCCGGGACTAGGCTTTTACGGCCTTGGGCTGATCCATCTCATCGGCTCAATCGCCAAAGCCGCCACGTCCATACTGCGTCAGTTGATTGACGCAGGAACCCTGTCCAACCTTCCCGGTGGGCTGAAAACGAGGGGCCTGAGAACCAAGGGTGACGATACTCCCATCGCCCCCGGTGAATGGCGTGACGTGGATGTGCCTGCCGGGACCATTCAGCAGAACCTGTTCCCCATGCCGTACAAGGAACCATCGGCGGTTCTGGCCCAGTTGCTACAAATGTTAGTCGAAGAGGGCAGACGGGTTGGCTCCATTGCCGACACCGAGATCACCGCTCAGACCATGAGCGCCCCTGTCGGCACGACGCTTGCCCTGCTTGAGCGGTCGATGAAGGTGATGACAGCGGTGCATGCCCGTCTCCACGCATCGCTTCGGCGGGAGTTCGGCCTCATCGGCAAGTGCATCCACGACTATATGGACGGCAAATACGCATGGGATGACAAGGGCCAGTTCGACCGGCAGCAGGATTTCGACGGCTCTTCGGTCGATGTCATCCCGGTATCCGACCCCAACGCCTCGACACAGGCGCATCGGATCATCCAGCAACAGGCGGTCATGCAACAGGTGTCGATGAACCCCGAAATCTACAACATCAAAGAGGTCCATAGGGCCGGTCTTCAGGCTATCGGCGTCAAGAACGACGAGCGCATCCTGCCACCCGACGCGCAGCCGCCGCCGCTGCAAGACCCGGTGACCGAGAACATGGCGTTCCTCACCAACCAGCCGACCAAGGTCTACCCGGAACAGGACCATACGGCCCACATTCAGGTTCATCTGTCGATGGCGACCGACCCGAAGATACTGGAGATGCTCAAGGCATCGCCCTCCGCTCCCAAGGTGCAGGGTGCAATCGAAGCACACATGTCCGAGCATCTCGCCCACCAGTATCGGGGCGAGATCGAACAGATGATGGGCGTCCAGCTTCCCCCGCTGGGCGAACAGCAGCCGCCCGAAGTCGAAGGCATGCTCTCACGGGCAATTGCCGACGCTTCGGTGCGGTTGCGAGAGCTTCACGAAGCCCAAGCCAAGCAGAAACAGGCCGAGCAGATCGCCGCCGATCCGGTGTTCCAGCTTCGCGAACGCGAGATCGCGGTCAAGGAGAAGGCACAGGAACACAAGGAGAAGGCCGACGCGGTGGATCGTGTTCTCGACGTGGCCAAGACCGCCAGCGAAGAGAAGCTGGATTACGCAAGGCTGGCGAGCGAGGAGCGTCGGGCCGGTGCCAAGATTGGCGCGGACCTTGTTACCTTCGGCGCGCAGCTTGACCACGACACCCGCGAGGAGGGCATCTCGCTGGGCAAGGAGGTCATCTCCGAAATCTCCAGCAGCGTCCGCGAGAGCCAGAAGATGGCGCAGGATCACACCGACAAAATCCACCAGCGTCGGCATGAGGCGTTCCAGAACGAGATGGACCGCCAGAGCGCAGAGCGTCAGGCTAGGGAAAAGGCCAAAGCCAAGCCCAAACCGGCACCGAAGAAGAAGTAAATGCTCGACAGGATCGTTGCTCTATTGGAACGCGAGATTGCCAGTATAGAACACTCCCTTCTATCGGGAGCCTGTCCAGATTTCATCGTCTACCGGGAACAGGTAGGACAATTGAGCGCCTATCGTACCGCTATCCAATTGGCGAAAAAGGCCTTTAGCGAAGACGAGGATGACGAATAACCGGCCCTTGCCTTGACGGTATGGCAAGCGGGGCCGTATTTTAGACTTGCATCGTTTAGCCATGATGCAAGTTTCTCCTTCTCACCCCTGCGTGGCGCAAGCCCCGTGGGGGTTTTCTTTAAGAGGACACGGATGTATTCCGCAAAAATCAAAGACGTTGAGGGGTCCATCATTCCGGACCCCAAAGGCTACAAACTCCTCGTCGCAATCCCCACAGTCGAGGCGCAGACATCAGGCGGCATCTACCGGCCTGACAGTCTGATCAAGCTGGAAGAGGTCGCATCGATCTTCGGCTACGTCGTTTCCATGGGAGACGACGCCTATCAGGACGAGAAGAAGTTCCCCAGCGGGCCTTGGTGCAAGGTTGGCGACTGGGTGATCTTCCGTTCCTACAGCGGCACGCGCCTCAAGGTTGAGGATCAAGAGTTCAGGCTGATCAATGACGACACGGTGGAAGCCGTGGTTGACAGCCCTGCAAAGATTGAAAGGGCATTCTGATGGCGAAGAAGTCCATGCTCGACAGCGACTTCATCGAAGACGCTGACTTCGAAGACGAGAAGGTCGAGAACGACGACAAGTGGTCGCCGCCAGAAATGACCGATGTCGTCACCCCGGAGCGACCGGGCAAGGTCAAGGGGCCGGATGTATCGGTCGAGATCGGTGACGATGCCCCCGACGAAGACAAGGGCAAGTGGGTAGCTGACGACAGCCGCGACGGCGAGCCTGACCTCCCCGCAGACGATGAGGTCAAGAACTACGCCAAGGGGGCGCAGAAACGAATTTCACAGATGACCGCCCGCATCCATGCGGAGCGGCGCAGGGCCGACGAGATCGCGCGCGAGAACCAAGAAGCGGTCAATCTCGCCAGACGGCTCATGCAGGAGAATAATCAGCTTAAGGATTTCGTCACACAGGGCGAGAAAGTCCTGATGGGCGAGCATCGAGGTCGCCTTCAGGCGGTCTTGGAACAGGCGAAGGTCGCCTACAAAGAAGCCCATGACGCAGGGGATGCGCAGGGCATGGTGGTCGCGCAGGAGGCAATAGCCACTGCCGTCGCCAAGATGGAGCGCGCTTCCGCACAGAGGCCGCTTCAGCTTCAGAAGGAAGACGAGAGCGTCTTCAACCGGCCAGCCCAGCCGCAGCAACCGGCCCAGCCGGTGGCTGATCCCACCGCACTGAAGTGGGCAGAGAAGAATACGTGGTTCGGTCGCGACGACGCGATGACCGGTTACGCGCTTGGCTTCCACAAGCAGTTGGTGGAGCGCGACGGCATCATGCCCGACCAGCCCGAATACTACACTCGCCTGAACAGCGAGATGCGGCGGCGCTTTCCGGACCGGTTCAAATCTAATGGAGCCAGTCCGGAGCGGCGCGGTCCGCCTCCCGTGGCTGGTGTAAGTAGAACCGGAAATGGTGTGGCTCCCCGGTCCGTCAGGATCACGGAGAGCCAAGCTCGACTGGCACGACGGCTGGGACTGACCGTCGAACAGTACGCACAACAGATTGTTGCAGAACAGGATCAAAGAGATGGCCGCAGCTTCACGCACTCCTAGGGATGGCGAAACCCGTGAAGCTGAAAAGAGGGAAACCTCTTGGAAGCCGTCATCCATCTTGCCGATCCCGATGCCGCAACCCGGCTACGCCTTCCGCTGGATCAGAACCAGCGCGTTCGGGATGCCGGACAATAAGAACGTGTCAGCCCGTATCAGGGAGGGATGGGAGCCGGTGAGAGCCGAAGACCATCCGGAACTGCAAATCATGTCCGACAAGGACAGCCGCTTTCCCGGCAATGTGGAAGTCGGAGGACTGCTCCTCTGCAAGACTGCCGAAGAGAATGTGACCGCCCGTAAGACCTATTACGAGAAGCGTGCCACAGACCAGATGAATACGGTGGATAACAACTATCTCCGCGAAAACGACCCGCGCATGCCGCTGGCAAGGCCAGAGCGCAAGACGCGCACCACATTTGGCTCTGGCGAGTAATTCTCGCTTTCCCCCAAACCCCGATAACCATGGAGAAAAGAGATGGCAGCTACTGCCGCTCCCTATGGTCTTCGTTACACAAACATGCAGGGCGGTCAGGTAGCGACGCACGGAATGCGGCTGCTGCCCATCACCCTGAACTACGCCACCAACATCTTCAACGGCGATCTGGTCACTCTGACTTCCGGCCTGATCACCAAGGATACCGGCACGACTACCGCCGCTCCGATTGGTGTGTTCGTAGGATGTGAATACGAAGACGCTGCGCTGGGCCTGTTCCACCGCAACTACTGGCCAGCCTCGACGGCAATCAAGTCCGGCACGACGGCATGGGCATACGTGATCGATGATCCGGACGCCCTGTTCGAAATCCAGTCTGATGCCGCCGTTACCTACGCGATGATCGGCCTCAACGCCGACCTGACGCAGGGTACTCCCGCTGCCGCCGCCATCCCGTTGGGACGGTCTGCGGTTTCCATGGCGGCAACCGCGCCATCCGGTACGGCCACTCGGCCACTCCGGATCGTGGATTTTGTCCGCCGCCCCGGTTCAGTGGTTGGTGATGCGAAGACGGACGTGATTGTCCGCATCAACACCCACAAGAACAGAACCCCGTAAGAGAGGAGTTGAGCTATGGCTATCTCAAGAGCACAACTCTTCAAAGAGTTGCTTCCGGGGCTGAACAAGCTGTTCGGACTGGAATACGCGAAGTACGAGAACGAGCATACGATGGTGTTCTCCGTCGAGAACTCCGACCGCTCGTTCGAGGAAGAGCAGAAGCTTTCCGGTTTTGGTGCCGCTGGCGTCAAGATGGAAGGCGCGGCGATCAACTACGATCACGCACAGGAAGCGTGGACCGCCCGCTACACCCACGAAACCATCGCCATGGGATTTGCGATCACCGAAGAGGCCATCGAGGACAACCTCTATGACCAGCTTTCGGCCCGCTACACCAAGGCGCTGGCAAGGTCGATGGCCTACACCAAACAGGTGAAAGCCGCTGCCGTCCTCAACAACGGCTTTAGCGGTTCTTTCCTCGGCGGCGATGGCGTTTCCCTTCTCTCCACCTCCCATCCGCTCGTCGCGGGCGGCGTCAACAGCAACATCGCTGCGGTCGCCACCGACCTGAACGAGACGGCATTGGAAAATGCGGTGATCGACATTGCCGCATGGACCGACGAACGTGGGTTGTTGATCGCTGCAAGACCTCGCAAGTTGATCATCGCCCCTGCGGGTCAGTTCATAGCTACTCGCATACTACAGACCGAGCAACGGGTTGATACGGCAAACAACGACATCAATGCCCTCAAGTCTAACGGAGCAATTCCGGAGGGTTATGGCGTGATGCACTATCTTACAGACCCTGACGCCTGGTTTTTAACTACCGATATACCTAACGGATTGAAGCATTTCGTGCGCGCTCCGTTGAAGACTGGTATGGACACTGACTTCGATACGGGTAATTATCGGTACAAGAGCCGCGAGAGGTACAGCTTCGGCTGGTCCGATCCGCTCGGCATCTACGGATCGCCGGGTGCTTGATACGGTTCTTGAGAGGCCGGGGGAAACCCCGGCCTTTTCCTAGCTCCCCCACACACGCAGACTGGCTAGGCAGACGCACAAGAGACGGCGTGTGAAATCCTTCTTGTGAAAGGTGCATACAATGGCTGCTACCAATTTCTCTGGCCCAGTCCTTTCGGCGGCTGGCTTTTCGTCCCCGGTTGGACTGAGTGCCGCGACCACCGTTCCCACCACGGCTGGCGGCTCGACCACTCCCGCCCTCCAGATTGGCACCGTCGCTGGCTTCGGCATCTTCTTCGGGTCTGGAGCGCCCTCGATCACGGCGGCGCAGGGATCGCTCTATCTGAATACGACCGGTTCCTCGACCTCGACGCGAGCCTATATCAACACGACCGGCTCGACCGTCTGGACCGCCATCACCACCGCCGCATAAGGGAGGCGTTCATGGCCTATGCTGCCGCAGATGCCGCTCCAGCTAAACAGTGGCGAGCCATCACCACCTCCGATACCGTCAATCTCCCGGCTGGTTGCCGGGGGATTTATGTCGGCGGCGCGGGCAATGTCGTACTGGTCGGTGACGACAACACCGCCGTCACCTTCACGGCGGTTCCGGTTGGAACATTTATTCCATGCGGGGCCAAGCGGGTGAATGCCACCAGCACCACGGCGACTTTGCTTGTCGCTCTCTATTAGGGGCGAAGCTGATGCCCGGCCTCGGTGTCCGTCTCTGGAACCCCCAATACAGGACGGTTGGCATCGAAAATCCACTGACGGTCTTCAATGGCTATATCGCTGATGCCGTCAGTCTCGATGGCTACACCTTCCCCTTCCATTCCTACACCGGCCACTTCCTCGTTCGCATGGTCGGTCGTGCCAACAAGGCAACACGCCCTCTCAATATTCAGGTCCGGTGGAATAGCACCCTACTGACGGAGCAGTCGTTCTTCGTGGAGAGCGGGGCTGGTGGAACCTTTGCCGGGTTGTGGACGATGGTCGGCGCGACACCGGCCCTCGGCAGCATTGTCATCACCTGTGGTACTGGCAATGCCGGATGCTGCGCCATCCGCTGTGGCGAGATATCCGGCAAACCGACACCCGTGAACGGGCTGGCCAAGGCTGGTTATTCGTTCACCCGCACGATGATCGGTGGTCATGCCATGCTGGTGGTTGGCGGGTGCGCCGATGCGACAGCTTTTCCGCTCTCCTCCCCTGACTTAGATACGCAGTATGGCATCCAGATACCGGCCAAGACGGATTTGCCGAACCGGCATGACGGCCTGTCGGCCTATTTCGGCCTGACCTATGTTAATCCCACGGATAGTACCTACGACATC